TCTACTGTAAATTGTGATTTTATCGTTTACTAACTGTAAAAAGTCTTGGTCAGAAGACATAATTACTACCTCATTATCATGTTGGAATTTCGTGGCAAGATACGCCATAGTATCGTCAGCCTCTGTTCTATCAATGGAAGTTATGTCTAATGGAAGACATTGTAAATACTCAACGAGTCTTAACAGTTGATTTTCTATTGATTCTGATTCTTCAGCTTGATTACTAAATCCATCAAAATTAGTAATTCGTTTTAATTTACGATTTCCTTTATAATCAGGATATAAGTTTTTCTTATTTTGAGTTGAACCAGCTCCTTCAAAGACAATAATAACCCTTGTCGGGTTAGTATGTTTAATTGCAAATCCAAGTGATTTTAAAAATCCAGTGAGTCCTCCAATGTGATTTCCTTTGGGATTTATGTGGTTTATAATTGCAAAACTTCGTAGAAAAGTATTCATTGCGTCAACTATCAATACTTTCGGTTGCAAAACAGGCTGATTAGCCTGTCTTGCTTTTGAAAGTTTATCAATAATCGCTTGAAATTCATTATCCATTATTCGTCTTCTCCAATCATAGGAATGTTATTGTTTGATTCATTCCAATCTGATGTGTCTTCTACAATTACAAAATCTCCACCACCTAATACATTTAACCACTCGTCTTTATGGTCTTTTTTGTATCTTTCTACAGCTTTTGGATCATCATCGATAAAACCATGTACTGTTACTGTTACAGTTCCTCTAGTTGTAACTCCTGTTACGTGATTTTTATCACACATAATACGAGTACGTTTAGCAAACTCAACATCTTTACCATTTTTAGTAGCTTTAATTTTAGTTGTTCCACTATTAGTGATATTACCAAATGTAACTACTAAACTAGCGTCAAAGAACATAGTATCTCCACCTTTATTTCTCATTTTAGGTTGAGACATTGGTGTTTCTGCTGGACTAACCCATACTTTATTTACTACTACAAATGTATTAGTGTAAGGTAAATTAGCTTTACGAGATAATACAATCTTTTGATTAATAAAATTACCAAATTGTTGTGAAATTGCTCCAGCGTTCCATTGTGGATTGTTTTTGTTTGAATCTACTGACATTCTAGAAGGAATACTACCTACTGAGTCCCATAAAAATAATAAATCATATGGTAGTCGTCCTTTAGCTTGTTCATCTAACAAATCAGCCATAAAACCAGCTACATCTTCAATAGTAGTTAAAGCTCCTCTGTCAATATAAACAAAATTTCCTCTATAATCAATAACTTCACCTGTAGTTTCATCAACTACTTCTTCCATTTCAAAGCCCATTTGACGAGCATGATCCCAGTTCCATTTCATTTCTGTGATAATGAATACTGGTAAAATGCCCATCTTTTGAGCAGACACAGCAGCTTCAATCATTGCTGTTGTTTTTCCTGTGTCTGAATGGCCTCGAAGAACGGTGATATGTCCCATTGGAATACCAGGCAAAGACAAAACATCTTGAAACGCTGCACTAAGCGGAATCCATTTTTGTTCTTTAAAAGTAACAGATGTGTTACTTAAATACTTTGATTTTTTAAATGATTCTAAGTCAAAGTTTCCCTTTACTGCCTTAGATACAGATTCTGTTAATTTTGTTTTAGCCATAATTTAATTACTTTTCCCAAGGAAGATCATTGTCATCTTCGTCTTCTTTAAATGGTGATTTGGGAGTTGATTCTGTAAAAAGAGCATCAAATTCATCTTCATCAAAACTTGATTTTTTCTTAATTGGAGTAGAATAAGTAGTAGTAGGTGTAGATGTTTCTACTGTTTCTTCAGTAGTGTCATTACTTACTTCTTCTGATTCTGGATTCATCCAATTCAACAAAATTGTTTTCATTTCTTCATAGTCCATTTTCTTGTAAAGACTTAAAATGTCAGGTTGTTCATTTAACCACAATTTAGCTTTAGTAGAATCATCAGACAATTGAGTTTGTTTTGTTCTTGGACGAACTGTTGATTTGTTAAATTTAGTTCCAGTAACATCTGGACCTACTGTTTCAATTGTCAAATCACGACCTTCATAGATGTCAGAAAAATCCCCAATGTCTTCATCAGCAGCCATACTTAACAATTCTTGGTACATAGCTTTTCCAAATTCCCACAAACGAACGCCTTTTTCTTCTTCACCTCTTACAATAACAGGTAAAAATACACGCATACTTGGTTCGATTTTTTTAGCTAATTGCCAATTTTCTTTGTCTGAAGACTTACGAAGTTGAGAAGCAAATTCTACAATTGGATCTTTTTCACCCCAGTTAGTTAAACTAATCATACTACGATTAGCAACATTGTAGTGAAAATAAACTTCTTTGAAAGGATTTGATTTGTCAAACTTAGAAGGAACAATACGAATCAATTGTTTACCAATTGTTGGTTTCCAAAAGTTCTTAGCTCTTTCTTCTTTACTTTGTGAACCACCTTTACCTTTGTTTTGTAAAGTGTTCAAGCGATTTTTTATTTGATTAATATCCATAACTTTATTTACTATTTTAATATAACAAAACCTATTTGTAAGACCAAACTTACAAATAAATTATTTTAAATATTTTTGTATTAATTACTCTCAAATCTTCACCTTGAGTTAATAATACACTGTTTTGATAATTTGGCCAAGTAATTTTATAATTTGGGTCGGCTACACCATTGTTTAAAGACTTAATTAAAGTGTTTAAAGCATTTATTGTATATAAAGTATTACTTTCTTTTTTTCTATGTAATAAAATTGTATTTTCTGGAATATCTGTTAAAGGTTTTTCCATGTCTATATTATATGTTATTAGATATTCCATTGTTTGTGGACTTTCTAATACAAATAATTTATTATATAATATAACATAGCGTGAAGTTATTGTCGCTATTGCTTCAGGTAAAAATTCATGTGCTGTAAATGAGCAAAAAAGCTTGTTCTTCATATCAATCTCGGTATTACCCATAAATATAGAAGGTAAATCAAAAACCATATGTTGTACCTCGTTTCATTTTAGTTGTAAAACCTGTTGATTCTAATAATTTTTTAATATCCATAACTGTTTCTATTCCATCCTCTTTACTAAAATCAAGAAGAATACTGTCGTACGTGTATAATATAATATTTGATTGTTTATTTTCCAAATATTTTAAAACTTTTTTTAAGATTTCTACGTTTGATTTAGTTTCTAAAGACTGAATATAGTAGTTGAATATTTTAGTAGGACTTAATTCACTGTTGTAATGTAGTATTCGTCCAGTAGCTAGTTTTATTTGTTTTTCTTGTTGGTAAATATTCCAAAGTTTTTTAATTAATCCATTAATTTCTTTAAAAAATGGTTTGTCTTGGAATTCTTTTTTAACTCCTCCGTAGAGATTTTTAAATGTAATTTCCTTTGCTTCTTCAATCGATACGCCAAGTAGTTTCGAAATGTCATCATAAGGAGTGGAAACCCAATCATAACCAATAATTGAAGAAATAAGATTAGGATGATAAGCGGTAAAGTCAAATTCAATAAAATAATCATAATTAGGTATAAATGCTGTTCTAGCGCCGCTTTCTTTAGGTAAAGCAGCGAAATTAACATTGTTAAATGTGTTTGTTGGTCTTGTTGTTAAATTATAAAGATTGTATGAAGTATGTATTTTATTTTTACTGATAGAATAATCTTCAAATTGTGGTTCAAAATGGTTATTAAATTTAGTAGGTGTTAGTTTTATTCCTATTTGTTCGATTTGTCTAAATACTCCAGTGTAATCATAGTCAAACCAAGTATTTACTTTTCCATCTAAGTAAGGTTTTATATTTTCAAAAGCGTTTTCCCATTTTTCAAGATGTTTAACCACTGGGATAATATTGTTAATGTTGTTTCTAAAATAATGTTCTCTGTAAAAATGGGTATGAGAAGGTGTATCATATTCTGATGAATTTAGTATTTTATTTGTTTTATTTAATGCTTTAAATTGAATGTCACTTACGGTTAATGAAGAAGGTAAAAAATAATCATGAAATTTTTTGTCTATTACATAAATTATGTTATGTTTATTTAAAAATTCCCAAACTTCTTCAATGTTTAAATTAAATGTTTCTGAATGATTAATAGGAAATATATATCCTTTTGAATTAAGACATCTATAGTAAATACAACTTATGTTGTTTAATTTAGGATGAAAATTATCATTTCCTGGAATTATTTGAATGAAACATGAGTCTTTACAATGTTCATTTAGTCTAATAAGTTGTTGAGATGTTTCAATAATAGCGTGCATAACCTTTTATAATACCAATATAATAAAAAAGGCTTGGAAAACCAAGCCTCTTTATTTAATTTTGTATATTTCTCTGAGCAAGTTGAACAGCTCTGATGATTTTATTTTTATCTTGAGATAACTTTGGATCAATATTAGCTAGAATATCATTCATAATAATTTGTTTTAATTCTTCTTTATTATTAATATTCTGAAGTTTTCTTTTAATATCAGGATATTTATCAAGAGTTTTTTCAACATTAATTACATCTGTATTTTCTTGTTCTTTAATAGTATATTTAACATTTGGATTAGATGAATAGTATTTTGGAATTGTATTAATAGTATCAGAATACGCCATTTTAACATTACTTGATGAATTTGTAAAATCTTTATTTACATAGTTAACCATTGCCGTTAATAGTTGAGATAATTCATCTTCAGTATTTATTCTACTTATAGCTGTTTTTAAAGTTGAATTTGATGAAAATGCTTTATCTACAGCATCTACATCAGAATTTTTCTTTGTAGTTTGAGTTGGAGTATTTTCTCCACCTAATAAATACATAGCTTTAATTACTTTAGAAATAGCAT